GCATTCGGAGAAGATAAATCGAACCATACCTAATCTTTGCAACATAGACCGTGACGTAGTGTTCAACCATGCACTCAGCCTCTTTAAGGCAGTTAGAGGTATGGGTAGCAGACCCAGGAAGACTTACTGGGATAGTTACTGGTCTAGTAGGAACCAATGGGCACCTACAGGAGCTTATCATTCTCAGTATGAAGAAGATATGGAATTTAAGTCTGAATCTAGAGAAATGCGCAATAAGCTTTTTTCTTTGAATGCTATGCCAGAATACACTATAGATCACTTTCTAGCCCGTCACCCGAGTACCGTGGCTTGGCCATCTGTTAAATATGAATGGGGTAAACAAAGAGCTATTTACGGAGTTGATGCCACTAATTTTATTATCTCTGGCTTCGCTATGATTGGTTGTGAGCATGTAATCTCACCCTTATTCCCAATAGGGCCAACTGCTACAGCGAATAATGTTTCAAAGACTGTTTCAGAGGTTCTTAAGAACGGAGTGCCTTACTGTTTTGATTTTGAAGATTTTAACTCTCAACACTCGGTATCCAGTATGCAGGCTGTACTGGAAGCATATTGGGCTATATACAGACACGACTTTTCTGATGACCAAACGAGAGCCATGGCATGGCTTATCAAATCTTTAGAAGACTGCACCATTAAGGCTGAAACTGGTGATTACAAGGTGGCCGGTACACTATTGTCTGGATGGCGGTTAACTACTTTCATGAATACGATCTTGAACGCTGTATACACAAAAGAGGCATTGGGAGGTGTTAGCATAGCTACTACACACAATGGAGATGATGTGTTGGCTGGAGTCAAAAGTATAGCGCAGGTTCAAACACTACAACGCGGAGCGAAAAGACTCAATATACGTTTCCAAAAAAATAAGTGTTATCTGGGTGCAATAGCTGAATTCCTCAGGGTAGACCACAAAACAGGAAACGGTACTCAGTACTTAGCCCGGGGTGTTTCTACTTTTGTGCATGGACCTACTGAGTCTACTACTCCTAATGATTTACAAGCGGTCATCAAATCTATTTCAACGCGTAAGAGAGAGTTAATTGAACGAAATGCTGACCCGGACAAGGTGAATGACTTGGTACTATTACAATTAGA